TTATAAAATATATATAAATAAGTAGGTATTTATTTACTTGAATTTCATTGTTTATATAAAAAAAATGGAAAAATATGTAATAATTATATGTTATAATAATTGTAGCAAGGATAATAATCGAAAGTGCGAAGGGTGATTATTTTCATATTAAACGCCAAATTCCAAATAAGGAAGGAGGTGAAATTATATGATAGGTTTTTTATTAAGCATACTAGCTGGTGTTATATCAGCTTATATTTATGACAAAATAAAAAATCACCCAGACGCCAATAAGGGTGATTTAAAAAAATAATTCTTTAAATCAATTTTGATGGAAATAGCTACTCTTGTATAAAGTAAATTATTTCCTTGCTTTTATTATACCACAAATTGGTACAGATATTCAAAAATAATATTTTTATGATATAATAAAAATGTAGAGATTTTGCAGTGAGCAATATTTGCGATAAATTGAAGTTTAACAATTGGAATACAAGGTATTGTGGGTGTGTGATAAATGTTATCAATTGCACTACTCATGGTTCACTGCAAATTTGAGAGAGATGCGTATGTGTAGGTATTGGAAATGCCAAGTTTATTTTGGGGTTTTAGATTAACTATATGGAATGTAAATTAACCTTTTTATTGTTGTTGTTATTCTTATTGTTATTCGTTTTAGATTAACTATATGGAATGTAAATGTTGTAAGAAGTATCATTCTATTTTTTAATCTTTCTGTTTTAGATTAACTATATGGAATGTAAATAGTACATATAATGAGTCTTTAACATCAGTTATGAAAGGTTTTAGATTAACTATATGGAATGTAAATGATTGTACTTTAGCGTCTGCACTAGCTTTGTCTATCGTTTTAGATTAACTATATGGAATGTAAATTATTTTACAGATGAACAATTACAGTTACTTCTTGAATGTTTTATATTAACTAAGTGGTATGTAAATAATGGAAGCAAGATAATTTTTAAAGGTATGGATAATTGTTTTATATTAACTATGTGGATTCAAAATTAAATAGAAAAAAGAAAGCACTTACTTAAATAGTAGGTGCTTTTGTTTTGCTCAAAATTGGTCGGTTGAGTAAAATAATTAGAAAAAATTGGGATAAGTTATTGACTTTTTGGAACACAAATAATATAATTATATTATGGAACACAAAAAGTGAGGTGAAACAATGAGTTCTAAAATGGGAAGACCAAAAGTTGATAATCCTAAAAATATTGATGTCAAAGTAAGATTTGATGAAAATACTCATAAAAAATTATTAGATTATTGTGAGAAAGAAAATCTTACTAGAACAGAAGCAATAAGAAAAGGAGTAGACTTACTTTTGGAGGAAGATAAGTAAAAAAGTAGCCCAACGCCGACCAAAGCATACTGGACTACTTAACCTAGAGTTATCTCTATATGAAATATTCTATCATGTAAAGATAACTCTTTCAAGATAATAAATCGAAAGGGTGATTTTTGTATGAATAATGAACTGATGAATTTTGAAAATAATGAATTAGGAATAAAAATAAGAACTATTAAATATGAAGATGGAAGTATAGGAATTAATGCAGAGGATACAGCTGTAGGGTTTGGATGGTGTCAGACACAGAATAAAAATGGTAAGCAATATGTATCAATTAGATGGGAAACTATTAATAAATACTGTAAAGAATTTGGTTTCCTCAACTTGTTGGGGAAAGATGAGTATATACCTGAATCATTATTTTATCTTTTAGGTATGAAAGCTAAAAATGAAATAGCAGTAAAATTTCAAACATGGTTAGCAGTAGATGTACTACCATCAATAAGACAAACTGGTGCATACATAACTAACAATGCTAATCCCGAAAAACTAAGAGAAAAAGCAAGTGAGATTGAAAAGTTACAATTAGCCTATAACAGCACATCTATGTTAAAAGAATTGCTAGATGGTGCAGGATTTGACAATAAATCCAAACTATTAACAGCTAAAACATTATATAAAAAGGCAGGCATTGATTTACCTATAGAAATTGAAGAAGAGGAATCTTTCTTTGACACAAAACAAATAGCATCTAAACTGAAAATATATTCTAAGAGTAATAAACCAGCACAGTTGGCTGTTTGTGAAATTATTAAAAAGATTGATTTAGAAGAAAACGAAGTCAAAGGCGTTTGGGAAACTAATGGTTCTTGGACTGGTACTGTAAATAAATATACAAAGAGTGTAATAGATAAGGTTAGAAATTGGATAGAGGAAAATAATAGACCTGCTAAGATTGCAGGTGAAAAGAAGAATTATCATGTGGTTTATAAGATTGAGTAAATTTATCAGTTGTATTAAATAATTTAGTTTAGTTTATTTTAGTTTTGAGGGGGATTAATACAATGTGTGAGAATTTACTTAATGAATATAATTTAAAAACTGATGAAGATGTAGAATACTTTGTAAAGTTTGCTACATTATTATATAAATTAAAACAGGACAATGAAGAAAAATTTCAAGAGTATGCAGAGATATTGAGAGGTATTCTTAGGGAACAACAAGAGAGAGAAAATAAGTAAAATAATATAGATAAAGCACTTGAATATTACATAGTTTCAAGTGCTTTGTTTGGTATAAAATGGTATAATAGAGATAAGAGTTATATTAACTATGTGGTATGTAAAGAATGTATAAGGCATCTTCTCAAATTCTGCGTTGGTCATTTTATATTAACTATGTGGTATGTAAAGTGCGTTAACTGCAATAATGCTGAACTCATTTCTTGATTTTATATTAACTAAGTGGTATGTAAATGTTAATTCCTTCAACCTTCTAATAGAAGATGCTTTTAGGTTTATATTAACTAAGTGGTATGTAAATGTTTCAACATTTGACATGTGCTGTGGAGTAATGTTTATGTTTTATATTAACTATGTGGATTCAAAATTAAATAGAAAAAAGAAGCACTTACTTAAATAGTAGGTGCTTTTGTTATTCTTTGCTAGATAAAGTAACAAGTTCATTAGGTGTACATTCAAGAACAAGACAAAGCTTTTCGAATAAATCTAATTTTATAGAACTTGTTTCATTGTTAGCTAATTTCATCATGTTAGGATAAGCTATACCTACTTCTTTAGCTAACCAATATCTAGTTCGACCTTTGGATTCAAGTAATTTATCAATGTTAAAATACATTTTTTCACCTCTTAAGTATATTATACAACAATTATATAATGTTTGCAATATATAATATGCAAACAATATAATTATATAATGTTGACATTATATAATGTGTGCGATATAATATACTTAAGGAATAAAAAATAAGAGCCACTCGCCCCTACCAAGTTTGAGTAACTCTTATTGACATATACTACATATACATTAATTATAGTATATGTCATTCCTTAAAAAAAATCAATTAAGGAGTGTGTTTTTATGAACAATTTAGTACTAATTAACAATCAAGAAGTGCAAGTTAAGGAATTTAATAATCAAAGAGTAGTTACATTTAAAGAAATTGACAGAGTACATGAAAGAGTAGAAGGAACAGCAGGTAGAAATTTTAGAGAAAATAAGAAGCACTTTATAAAAAATGAGGACTATTTTTATTTAGAAGGAAAAGAATTATCAACAATTAAACAGACAACGAATTTCGTTGGCAGTAATGCAAGAGAATTAATCTTATTAACTGAAACAGGTTATCTAATGTTAGTAAAATCTTTTACAGATGATTTAGCTTGGAAAGTACAAAGACAATTGGTAAATAGTTATTTTAGAGTTAAAGAAGAAAAGAAAGAAATGAAAGCATTAGAAAAATTAGAAACAGTTAATGAGTCAATTAGGTTAATAACTCCAATTTTTGATGATTTAAACATTGATAAAAGTATGAAACTTCTTGTAACTAAGACTTTTTTTGAAAGAGCAGGTATTGAATTGCCTCTTGAAGTTGAAGAAAAAGAACATTTTTATGATACAAAGCAGATTGCAAAAAAATTAGGACTTTACACAATGTCTAATAAACCAGCATTTATGGCAGTTAAGCAAATTATAAGAAAGCTTGATATTAAAGAAGATGAAATGAAAACAGTATTAGAAACGAATGGCAATTGGACTGGTACTGTAACAAAATATTCTAATAAGGTTACAGAAAAGGTCAAAGTGTGGTTGAAAGAAAATAATAATCCTATCTCAATCAAAGGAGACAAGAAAAACTACTATATATTGTATAAAAATAATTAGATTTTAGTTTTTGGGGGGGTAATACAATGTATGAGAATTTACTTGATAGTATAGATATTGAAAAGAGAAAAGAAGAATTTAGAATTAAACTTTTGAAAATAAGAGAAACAGATATAGATATATATATATAATAAGATAGAAAGAATAGTATATAAACTTTCTGAGAAAAAATTAGAGAAAAATAATTAAATAAATAGATAAAGCACTTGGATATTATGTTGTTTCAAGTGCTTTATTTGGTATAAAATGGTATAATAAAAATATAGGAATTTTGCAGTGTTCGATTTTTCTACTTAAGTATAGTTTAACAATTGGAATACAAGGCATTGAGAAGGTTTGATAAGTGTTATCAATTGCACTATTACCCGCTCACTGCAAATTTGAGAAAGTTATATGTGTGTAAGTCTTGGAAATACACAATTTATTTTGGGGTTTTATATTAACTATGTGGTATGTAAATCTTTTTAAAAAAGCACGTCAATTACAATACTAAAATTGTTTTATATTAACTATGTGGTATGTAAATTTGAAAACTGCATGTTCTTTAACAAAAGCATCTAATTGTTTTATATTAACTATGTGGTATGTAAATGTATTACTCCCAATTATGAACATAGGATATAGTCTTTGTTTTATATTAACTATGTGGTATGTAAATTATAGTTTGCCATATGTTCCTGGTTCGTATGATTGGGGTTTTATATTAACTATGTGGTATGTAAATAAATTTAATATTACTGGAAAAGGAGAAATGGATATCGGTTTTATATTAACTATGTGGTATGTAAATTTTGTTATAAGAATATCGCCACCTTCCTTTTCTGGTGTTTTATATTAACTATGTGGTATGTAAATTTTTCTGCATCTTCTACTATGTTATATTCTTCTAATGGTTTTATATTAACTATGTGGTATGTAAATGCACATTTAACTTCAAGTCTTAGAGTATTATCTGCAAGTTTTATATTAACTATGTGGTATGTAAATTTCGTTCAACTTTTATCTTAGCTTCTCCTGCTACTTGTTTTATATTAACTATGTGGTATGTAAATGTACTAGAAAATGCACTACCTGCATTCATTCCTATACGGTTTTATATTAACTATGTGGTATGTAAATGTGCTATTTCCAACTTTTTTTTCAAGTTCTGAATACTGTTTTATATTAACTATGTGGTATGTAAATTAGTTAGTCCCATATCGTTATGGTACTGCATTAACGCGTTTTATATTAACTAAGTGGTATGTAAATAGTGTAAAAGGCATTTTTTCAAATTGTGCATTGGTTTGGTTTATATTAACTAAGTGGTATGTAAAGGCTAATGTTTGAGTATTTAAAAGCATCTGAGCAAACAATTTTATATTAACTATGTGGACTTAAAATTAAAAATAATTCAAAAACACTTACAAATGAGTAAGTGTTTTTTTAATGAAAGGAGGTGATAATAATGTAAAAATTTTACGTATATAGTATAATAGTGCTATAAAATAAGTATTATGTGAGGTGATTGTTGTGTTTTGTTCAAATTGTGGTTATGAGATAACTGGTGCAGGCAAATTTTGCTCAAATTGCGGAACAGCTACATTAGCAGATAAAGTTAACAATGATGATTTATTTATAAATGTTCATGGAAAAGAATTAAATCTGACTAATATTTATAAAGAAACTAAAGGAGATAAAATCTTAGCAATTGATATTGCAATGAAGTTACTAGGGCTGGACATAAAAGAGTGTAAAAATATTATATATCCAGCTTTTAAAGAATTAAGTGAAAAAATAAATATCGAAGAGGAAAAAGAGATATTGAGGGAAGATGAGTATAAACAAACTAATGTACTTGAAGATGATGTTGCTCGTTGCCCTAGGTGTGGCTCTGTTTCATTGTCTGCTCATAAGAAAGGTTTTGGCATAGGAAAAGCTGTAGCAGGGGCTACTATAGCAGGAGGCATTGGTTTAGTAGCTGGAAATTTAGGAGCAAAGAAAGTTAGAGTTACATGTTTGAGCTGTGGTAAACAGTTTTGGGCATAAATAATAAACACTTACTAATGTAGGTGTTTTTTTATATGGAAATTTATGAAAGGAGAGTGAGGAAATGGCTACAATACAAACTTCAATAAAGATTTTCGACGGAATGACACCAGCATTTCGTAATATGACTAATTCTATTAATACAACAATTAATAGTTTAGAGAGATTGCAAGGCAGATTGAATAATCCACTCAATGCAGGTAATATACAAGCTTCTCAACAAAGTTTGAATAACATAGAAAGTATTCTCACAAGGATAGAACAGAAAATTGGAAGAAATACAAATGAACAGGAAAACTTTAATAATAAAATAAGACAAGGTAGTGAAGCAGGTTCTCTATTAGTGTCTAAATTAAAAAGTATTGCTGGGATATACATTGGAATAAAAGGAATAGATAGTATTACAAAAGTAGCAGATACAATTGCAAGTACAAAAGCACGTTTAAATCTAATGAATGATGGCTTACAGACAACAGACCAGCTTAATAAAATGATTTATTTGTCAGCCCAAAGTGCAAGAGCTAGTTATGCAGATACAGCAGCACAGATTGCTAAACTTGGAATACTTGCAGGAGATGCTTTTGGAAGTTCAGCAGAGGTGATAAAGTTTACAGAACTTATGAATAAAGCTTTTGTAATTGGAGGAACATCAGCAAATGAAGCTAGTGCAGCAATGTATCAATTAACACAAGCCATGGGTGCAGGAAAACTTCAAGGTGATGAGTTCCGTTCCATAATGGAAAATGCACCTTTATTAGCCACTAAAATAGCTGATGCAATGGGAAAAACTAAAGACCAATTGAAGGAATTATCAAGTAGCGGAGCAATAACAGCAGATGTTATAAGAAATGCACTGTTTAAAGCTTCTGATGAGATAGAAAAGAAATTTGCAAGTATGGCAATCACTTTTTCTCAAGCTCTCACAATGATGAAAAATGATGCTTATATGATATTTTCTGAGACTCTCAGTAAGATAAGTGGAGCTTTGCAAAGTGTACGTTTTAGTGAGATTGTTGTATCTATGCGGAATGTTATGATTGCAATATCTTCAAACATTTATGATACATTAAATATTATAAAAAATATATTAAATAGTGATTTTTTTTCAGATTTTGTTAGCAATGTTACATTAGGAGCTATACTAATTATCAATGGACTGGGATGGGTTACTAATGCAACACTAAATGTTGCTAATGTCTTTGCTCAAAATTGGTCGATTATTGCTCCTATTATTTATGGAGTGATAGCAGCAATTGCGATATATAAAGGAGTATTACTTGCAAGTACAATTGCCACTACGGTAGCATCTTTTGTAAATTCATTGTATGCAGTAGCAGCGTATAAATCTTGTGCAGCTTTAGCAGCACAAGAATTTGCGATATTTGGAAAAATATCTGCACAAACGATGGAAGCTTTGGTAACAGCACAAGCAACAGCAGCACAATGGGGTTTTAATGCAGCATTATTATCCTGTCCAATTTTTTGGATAATAGCAGGTATTATAGCATTTGTAGTAGTAGTTTTTGTTGCAGTAGCAGCAGTAAACAAATTCTCAGGAACAAGTCTGACTGTACTAGGAGCAATTGTAGGTGCAGTATTTGCAGCAGTAGCATTTATACAAAACATAATGATATGGCTATTTAATAGATGCGTAGATGTAAATGAAGGGATTGCAAATGGATGGAATCAATGTGTATATCTAATGAAACAAGCTATTGCAAAAGGTGTAATCTTTATAATTGAGAAAATGGCATCATTAAATGATGCTGTAAATAATGCTGGAAATGCACTTGGGAAAGCTTTCATAGATGGGGCAAATATCGCAATACGAGGTGTAAACAAATTAATTGACCTAATAAATAAAATACCAGGGATAAATATTGGTAAAGTTGGAGAAGCAACATTTACGCCTGTCAAGGCAGATAATAGTTACATCAAACAACAGATTGACAGTTTAAATAAATGGGTAGGAGATGCACCAGAAAAAATAAAATTGGATAGAATGGGATATAAAGATATTGGAGCAGAATTTCAAAAAGGAAATGCACTTGGAACTAAATGGCAAAATGCTATAACTGATAAATTTAAAGATACTTTTGACATTAATAAGATGCTAGAAGATGCAAAGAAAAAATTAGGATTAGACGATTTGTGGAATAAACAAAATCCTTTAAACAACCTTGGTGGATTTGGTGGAGATTTAGGAAAAAATGTAAAAGACACAGCAGGAAACACAGCCAAAATGGCTAAAACAATGGATAAAAGTCAAGAAGACCTTAAATACTTAAGAGACATTGCAGAACAAGAAACAATAAACAGATTCACAGGAGTAAACATAAAAATTGATATGAACAATACTAACAATATAAGTAAAGACACGGATGTGGATGGTATAGTAAATGTTTTAACAGAAAAACTGAATGATGCTATGATTGTATCAGCAGAAGGAATAGTTTAGAAAGGAGGGATATAAATGGCTTATGACTTTTATTTAGATGGAGTACAATTACCAATACCTCCGCCAAAGTTAGAGATTAAAGTTACAAATAAAAACAAGATAGTTGATTTGATAAATACTGGAGAAGTAAACATACTAAAAAAAGAAGGATTATCTGAAATAAGTTTTGAAGCAGAATTTACACATAATAAGTTGCCATTCTATCGTGGAGCTTTTAGGGATGTTCAATTCTTTTTAAGTAAACTGGAACTATTAAAAACTGATTGTAAGCCATTTCAATTTATTGTATCGAGGGAATTAGGTAATAAAGTACTATTTAACACTAATATAAAAGTATCTCTTGAAGAGTATGCTATTTCAGAAGATGCAGAAAATGGTTCAGATACAAAAGTTGCAATAAAGTTAAAGCAATATAGAGATTACTCAACTAAAAAGTTAGTTCTTGCCCCTCCTAAAAATGAGACTGGTAGACCTAATGTAAAGATAGAGCCAAAACGAGTTGATTCAGTCAATGCCACAAACACTAAAACATATACAGTAAAAGCAGGGGATAGCCTTTGGTCAATTTGTCAGAAGCAACTTGGTAATGGTTCGTTATACAAGAAAGTATATGAGTTAAATAAAACAATGATGGATAAAGCTAACAAGGGTAAAAAAGTACCTAAATATACCATCTATAAAGGGCAGGTGTTGAGGCTTTTCTGATGATTTAGTTCTGGCGAATGATAGAGATATAAGGCTAGTTATTGCACATTGGGAAGATTTCTACGAACCTGCTGTCATTGATGGTATCACATGGGAGATAGAAAGAAGAGGTTCACCTTCAAAGTTAGAGTTTACTATAGCAATGGATGATATATTAGAGTTTTGCGAAGGTAATTCTGTAAGGATATATTATAAGGGAATTGGCATATTTTATGGATATATATTTCAGAAGAAAAGAGATAAAGAAAATCACATTAAAATAGTTGCTTATGACCAGTTGAGATATTTTAAAAATAAAGATACTTATGTATATAGTAATAAAACAGCAAGTGAACTTGTAAAGATGTTGGCTAAAGATTTTAATTTAAAATACAATGTCATAGAAGATACAAAATATAAAATATCGAGAGTTGAAGAAAATAAAACACTCTTTGATATGGTCTTAACTGCACTAGATGATACTCTAAGAGAGAAAAAAGAAATGTATGTGTTATATGATGATTTTGGAAGAATAACATTAAAGAATGTTGCATCAATGAAATTAGATACTGTTATGAACAATGATGTAATAGAAGACTTTGACTATAATTCATCAATAGATAGTGATACTTACACAAAGATTAAACTTGTGAGAGATAATGAAGAAACAGGAAAAAGAGATGTGTATATTGCTCAAGACTCAACGCATATGAGGAGTTGGGGAATACTTCAAATGTTTGATACAGTAGACAAAAACATGAGTGAAGCAGAGATAAAACAAAAGTGTGATATACTTCTAAAACTATATAATAAGAAAACTAAGTCATTAAGTTTAAAAAATGTACTTGGAGATATTAGAGTGAGAGCAGGTTGTTTAGTACCTGTTTTTTTAAATCTAGGAGATATTAAACTTCAAAATTATATGCTAGTTGAGAAAGTAAAACATACTTTTGAAAATAACAGTCATTTTATGGATTTGACTCTTGTTGATGGAGATGAATTTGCTTCTTATTCTTCAAGCTCATATTCAAGTGGAAATACTAACAATAAGGATGAAAAGAAAAATGGTCCTGCACAAAGTATTACGAAAAAAAATACAGGTAAAAAAGTTCCTGCTATATTTACTGCATATTATCCAGGGAACAATGCAATGGAAGGCGGAAAAACAGATTGCAATGGAAAGCCACTTGATGTAAAATCAAGAACTGTTGCTGGTCCAATGAATCGAGAAGGAGTTAAGAAAACTTGGTATACTGATGATTTTCTAAAGAAACATCCAGTTTTTGAATATGGAGATAAAGTAAAAATTATACTTCCTGGTACTGCCTATGACAACAAAGTATATACAGTTAAAGATAATGGAGGAAGAATATATGTTGAAACAAACGGAACATATCATATAGATGTACTATTAGCTAATGCTAGTGAATGTAAAAAATTTGGTAGAAAGAATGGCTATATAATTATAGGTGGAGATGAAGAACAAACATATCAAGTTGAAGGTAATAACCAAAGTAGTACAAATAATAACTCTAAAGAAGATAAATTAATTAGTATAGCAAAAAGTAAACTGGGTTGTAATTATGTGTATGGAGCAGAAGGTCCTAATAATTTTGATTGCAGTGGGTTTACTCAATGGTGTTATAAACAAATAGGTATAAAAATTCCTCGTACTGCTTCTGCACAAAGTAAAGCAGGAAAAGCAGTAGATTTAAAAGATAGAAGCAAGTGGAAAGCAGGAGACTTATTATGTAGAATTGGAGGAGGAAGTAGTAATCATGTTGTAATGTATATTGGAAACAATCAAATAATTCATTCACCACAAACAGGAGATGTGGTAAAAATAGAGTCTGTTAATTCTTATAGAAAAGGAAAAGCATACACACATGTGAGAAGATTTATATAAGTGAGGTGGCAATATGAGCCAAGATTTATTACAGATAATAAAAAAAGCTGCAATGGATGCAGTAGAAACAAGCAACCCAATGAGGGTTGTATTTGGAACAATAGAAAGTATTAGTCCTCTAAGAGTTAAGATAGAACAAAAACTATCTATTGGTGAAATTTTTCTAATACAAACAGATACATTTAAAAGATATACAGATAAAAAAATAGGAGATAAATTAGTCTTAATTCGTATGCAAGGAGGGCAACAATACTTGATTTTAGATAGGATGTGATAAAGTGTTACCAAGTGATAATTTAGATTATGATATTGAAGATGTATCAATAATTAATTTTGATGTAAGACAAGAGCCAAGTAAGACATTTAAACTTCATATAGAAAAGTCTAAGATTGATGGTATTTGTGATGATGTAGAAGCATTAAAACAGACCATCTTTTTGATTTTAAACACAGAGAGATACCAACATCTAATATATAGTTGGAATTATGGAGTCGAGTTGAACGACCTTATTGGAGAGCCTATATCCTTTGTAATACCAGAGTTAGAGAGAAGAATCAAAGAAGCACTAATTCAAGATGATAGGGTTGAAAATGTAGATAATTTTGAGTTTGAAAATATAAAGGGTAAAGTACAATGTAAATTTTCAGTTCATACAAAATATGGAAATATAAAAGCAGAGAAGGTGGTGAGTGTATAATTGTTTGAGTTAATGACATTTGAAAATATAATTAAAAGAATGTTAGATAGTGTACCTAACACACTTGATAAGAGAGAAGGTTCTATAATATACAATGCCTTGGCACCAGTTGCAGTGGAGCTTACAGAAACATATATTGCTATGGATGAATTACTAGACCAAACATTCGTAGATACTGCTAGTTATTACTATTTAGAGAAGAGATGTAAAGAGCGAGGAATTACCCCTTTCCCAGCCACTAATACAATTGCTAAAGGAGTTTTTAACATAGATATTCCACTTGATTCTAGGTTTAATCTAGGAGAATACAATTATATTGCAATTGAGAGAATATCTGAAAAAACATATAAAATGAAATGTGAAACTGCTGGACCTATATTTGAGTTAGGAAAACTAATACCTATTGAATATATAGATGGTCTTGAAACTGCTGAACTAACTGAAATCTTGATAAATGGAGAGGATGAAGAGTCAGAAGATAGTTTAAGACAAAGATATTATGATAGCCTAAATTCACAGAGCTTTGGTGGGAATATACAAAACTATAAAGATGAAGTTAACAAAATACAAGATGTTGGAGGAGTTAAGGTTTATCCTGTGTGGGACGGTGGAGGAACTGTTAAGTTAGTAATAATTAACTCTAATTTCAAAGTACCATCAGAGGATTTAGTTAATTTAGTGCAAGAAGAAATTGACCCAATTGGACATCAAGGACAAGGCTTAGGATTAGCACCAATAGGGCATAAAGTTACTGTTACAGGTGTTGTAAGTACAACTA